GAGGCGGCTTGTTCTCGGTTATCCCTTAACGTTACTTGTTGCGGGAAGCCTCCAGCACAGGAAGGTTCGTCTCGGTTGGAACGTAAATCACCGTTTTGTCGTTTAGGTTACTCTGTTGCCTTACCCATAGGTACTGTATATATGCCGGCGTCAGGCTCCCATTCTCAATCTTGATGGCCTCCGCCGCTCCCTTCGCACGTTCCACCTCCGCTTGTGCGTTCAGTTTCTCGGCCTCCAGATTAGCTTTCGCCTCCTCGATCTTGATACGCCGGTTTTGTTCCGCCTTGGCAAACTCCGCCTTTCCTGACATTTCTTGCTGCCAGACATTGTACCGGGGACAACCATATAAACCGCCAAATACGATGATCATAATGGACCATACAACCACTGTTCCCCAAAAGGCTCCAAATAATCTCTCTTTCATAATTGTTTACGGTTCACCTATACACCATAAGGTTCTAAGTTTCAAAGATGAAATATCTCTTTAATGATCTGATACAACAGTATAGAAGGCGGAACAAGCATAATGATCCCATACATCACAATGGCTAAAGAACTCCTTTCTGACGCATAAAAGCATATAAGCCCCATCAACAAGAATAAGGCCAACGTGATTAACACCGACGCGATAAACGCTATGATTTTATTTTTCATTTCTGTTCCTCCAATTTTTGCAACCGTTTCAAGTGATAAGCCACCGCCTCGAAAAATTCAAGGCTCCTTTCGCTTTGCCGTTTGGCATCCCGGCTTCTTAATCTTGGAATACGTTCTTTGATCGATTCCGCTGCCCCTTCCGCTGTCCCTTCCGCATCTTTGATACATTGGGAAACACAGGGCACGAGCCCCATCTGTTTTGCAAACTGTTCCATATTTATTTTCTAATGAATATTAAACCCTTCCGACTGTTCACAGAAATCCGCCAGCATTTCTATCTTATGTAAAAACTCTTCAGCCGGTGGTTCTGCTTTTTCCCCTAATATGGATTTAATCTTGATTTGTCCCTGTTCCGACAGTTGGTCCCATTCTTCCTTCAACTTCCTTTTTACAGAGACATACCCCCTAAAGAGCCTCGCCATGATACAGGCTTCTTCTTTTGTGACTTCAAATCCGTCATTGCTTACCGGACTGCCATCTTTCCGGGGACCGTCATAAATATATTTTCCCGGAGAAAATGTGTGGTCCCCATAGCCGAACAGGTAGCAAGCACCGGTTTCGTTCAGTATGACGGGCCATGTGAATATCATCCCGTGTTTACTATCGAGCCCTTCTTTTTTAGGTATTAAATCATATCCCATAATCCAATCCTTTCTCCGGCACATAGGCCGATACATACGTTGTTATTTCACACGATACGATTACCCGGCCGGAGCCTTTGCATTGCGGGCAAACCATCCCGTTTTTTGTGCCGATCCCTTCGCATACCTTGCAAACCACGATATGCGGTGGTATCGTTTTCTCCCGTTTGGGTAACAGTCCATCCGTTTTATTCGGTCGATCTGCTTTTCTTTTGAATCTGTTTAAAATACTGTTCATTTGCTTACATTTTTGTTTTATGATTCATAGTCCGCTTCCCATTCCACCGTGACCGTCGCCCTCACCTTACCGGTTCCATCACAGAGGTCGCAGGGGATGAAGGTACGGGTGTTGTGGCCGGCCGTATCCCGGAAACCGCCTTGCCCGCTGCAACGGGGGCAGGGGAAACCGCCGGCGTACCGCGTTTCCGTCCGTGCTCCGTAGCTATCTGGATTGATCTCCAGTATATGTTTCATTTCGCTCATTCTGTTCTCCTTTCTTCTTTAAAACAATGTAGGTTCCTTTGATTCTTTCAGATACTCCAGAACCAGGTAGTCCAGCGGCTGGGTCTCCCAGTTGATGCCGGGGCGGTGCTGGTAGAGATGGCGAAAGCGTTCCCGGAACTCTTCCGGCAGCATCGCGCTGTCGAGCTTCGCCATCGGCAGGTTGATCTGGTCGAGGGTGAGAGTGGCA